GCGTCTAGAGGCCCAAAGCCAAGAATCAAAGTCAGCCCTAGCTGGTCTAGAAGCTGTTCTGAAGGAAAAGGCTGACGAACTTGCCAAGCTACAAGCTTCAAAGATGAGCTTCGGCGACAACAATAAGGGTACAGGCCCAACTTACGCTGAGAAAGAAAAGGCAGTTCTACTAGCCAACTTCTCACGTAAGACTATTGCCGACACCAAGTACGGTCAAGAATTAGTTCAAAAATACGGTCAGCACCTACCCTCAGCTACCTGGGAACTAGAAGTTTCACTAAACATGGAACAAGACATTCGTCGCAGACTGATTGTAGCGCCTCTATTCCGCTCAATCGACATGAAAACCAATGTAATGACCATTCCTCTAAACCCAGATGCAGGTTTAGCTTCATGGGCTCAGAACACTGACTTTGGTGCCACAGCTTCAGCTGGTGGTACTACTGCTACTACTACTGGTACCGTTGGTGTTGGTAGCCCACACGCAATCAAGGAAATCACCTTGAACGCGTACAAGGTAGCAACCAAGGAATACCTAAACTACGAAGAAGAAGAAGATTCACTAATTGTGCTATTACCCTTCATTCGTGAAGCCATGGTTCGTCGTATTGCTCGTTCAATCGACCGTGCTTATGTACAAGGTGCTGGTTCAGGTTCAGATCCAGTTAAGGGTCTAACAAAGTACTCTAATACAACTGCTAATACATCTACTAGTAATGCAGTAGTAACAGCAGCAGTTGGTACAGCAGTTACAATTGCTAAACTACGTGCAATGCGCGCTGGTTTAGGTGTTCTAGGTCTAGATCCTGCAGAAGTTACATTTATTGTTAACTCAGCTGTTTACTACGATCTATTAGAAGACGATAAGTTCCAGACTATGAACCAAGTTGGTCCTCAGGCTACCTTACTAACTGGTCAAATCGGTCAGATTGGTAACTCACCAGTTCTAGTAACTGGCGAACTACCAGAAAAACCCAGCAGTGGTACTGCTGCCGTATCAAACGCTTGGGCTGCTGACACAAACGTTGGTGCTCTGGCTGTTTATACACCAAACTTCGTTGTTGGAAATCAACGCGGGTTACGTATGGACACTCAAGAACTAGTTGAGACCCAGCGTCGTGTAATGGTTGCCAGCCTACGTACTGGTTTCACACAACTAAGCGCCGCTTATGGTGCTGGTGTTGTAAGCTTACGCTACGCAAGCTAATTTTTAAAACAGACAGGAACTTCGGTTCCTGTCTTTTTATAAAACCTGAGTTTTATAAAAAGACAAGGAGAAACCATGGGCATTGACTTAGTTACTCTGGCACAGTATAAGGCCTATGCAGGAATTTCCAGTACCACTCAAGATGCTGCTATCTCTGCCGTAATTCCACGTGTAAGCGCACTGGTAAAATCAATCTGCAGACGAACTTTTGTGGATTGGGTAGATGACAGCAAGGTGGAAAACTTTCGTGGCGGTGACCAGTTTGTGCTGCAAGAAACTCCTGTGTTGCAAGTGCAATCAGTAGAGTACAGCTTGGACTACGGTGCCACATATTCAGAAATGACAGAGTTCACTGACTACGTTCTAGACTTGGAAAACGACAGCATTGTTCCCTTACAGACTTGGGGTTATCAGCCAGACTACTGGGACGGCGTTGTAAAGCGTGTTGGAACTCCCACATTCCCAAAACGCGTTAACGGTTACCGTGTAACTTACACAGCAGGTTACGAAACCTTACCCGAAGACTTGAAACTGGCTGTGCTGGACTTGATCAACTACTACATGCGCAATGACTCTGCTGTACACAGCACAAGACCTGTTAGCCCAAATACCATGCAAATTGAATACGTTGCCAGCACTAACCTGCCTGCACACATCAAGCGTGTGTTGGATTTGTATACCTCCAGCTATAACTGATTATGACTGCTGCCCTTGCAAAAAAAGCAATAGAACATGTAATAAACAAGGTATTAACTTTAGAGACGCGTGAAGGCTTAAATAAAGAATTACATATTTTAGATTTAAGTAAAGATACTTTACTAATAGCCAATAAGTACTCAGATACGCAAGAATTTACTGAAGCCTATAATGAATTTATAAGTACAGTACATAGATTAGTAGTAGGTAGAAAAACTTTAGATGACGCCATTGCTTATACTTTTAGTGGTTTAGGAAGTTCTTATTTTAAGGATTATTTAGTAACCTTAGACTTTGGAGCAGCTAGACGAGTGATAACTAAAATAAGTCGTGCTATACCCACTAATAAGTATTTTGGGGTATCTTTTAGAGAGCGTAATTTAGAAGAATTAGCAAAAGATTATGGTCTTGATTTAGACAAGAGTTCTTTGGGTAAACTTGCTGATAGAGTATTTTTACTTAAAGGTGGACAAATATCTCAAGTACAGCAATTCTCTGAAGGAAATAAAATTGAGTATAAATTAGTACCGGTATTAAAAATAACTGGTAATACCAAGGTAAAATTACCTGAATTAGATCGTAGTTATTCAGATCCAACAGCTGCACAACATTATGGCCAAGAGATAGATATTTCGGATGGTAAAACTGATTTATTAAACTATAAACAAGGCGACCCAATTTATATTAAAAGAAATTTTTTATCTATTTTAGACATTGGACACGCTTTTGGACTAATAGAGCCAGGTGCCCGGTCGCCTTTAGGAGTAAAGATATCTAAACCTATGAAGTATAGTAATTTACTAGGTACTGAAGCAAAAGCAGTTATTGAAAAATATAACAAACAGCTGGCCGATCTTCACAGCACTATAAATTTTACATTTCATAATACTGCTGCAGATAGTAAATATATTAAAACTTTTAATGGTGTAGGATATGTACTGGTAGTTCCACAACATTATGATATAAACAACGAATATGCAATTGACGAGGCTCGCATACTTAGAGAAGTCACTGAAGAATTATCTGCTATAGCTTTAAACTTACCTGGTAGTAATACTATAATGCAAGATATGGCAGCTAAAGCATTTAATCAGGTTGTTGAAGCGTTAGGCGGAAAACCAAAGCCTTTACAAAAGCATAATCCTGTATCTGGTAAAGTACCTGTACCTTCTGCAAAGATTAAACCAGTTTCCGGTGATATAACAGGGCCTAATAAAACAAAAGTAGCTGATAGGCCTTTAGTTCCACGATTACGTACTCAACAAGGCAAATTCACCAGCTTGGCCAGTTTACAGACCCTGCTGAATTTGGCACTCTCACAACAAATTCAGCAGAACATGGGCACCGGCACCCGACGAGACGTTTTAAACTACCGCTCAGGACGCTTTGCTGAGAGTGCAAAGGTCACCAACATGTCACAAAGCCGCGAAGGCATGATCACAGCGTTTTACACCTACATGCGCAACCCGTACGGCACATTCTCCGAAGGCGGCGCTCAGAGTAGTCCACGCTCACGTGATCCCAAGCTCCTGATCTCTAAGTCAATTCGTGAAGTTTTAGCAACACAAGTCAATAATCGTTTAAGGGCTGTATTAGCATGAGTCGTAGAACATCTATAGTAAAAGCCCTTGCAGAAAAGTTTAAGCTGATAGACGGTACTGGTGTGTATAAAACAAACCTGTTCAACAACGCCTATCCCAAGCTGAAATTCTGGGACGAAGTTCAGGACTTTCCAGCAGTCTACATGACTGCAGGTTCGGAATCACGTGAATATCTACCAGGCAACTTTACTTGGGCGTATTTAGGCATTTCTGTGAAAGCCTACTGCAAAGGTGAGGATTCACAACAGCTCCTGGAAAATTTATTGGAAGACTTAGAAACTTGCATAGACCAAAATCGTGTGCTTGTATACGATTCAGAAAACAACTTAGAAACCACAGAGATATTGATCTCTTCAATCACAACAGACGAAGGACTCTTAGCGCCTTACGCTGTTGGAGAAATAAACTTACAAGTGCGGTATGCACTTTAGTAACCCAGTGCTCAGCCACAACACAGATAAAAGTCTAGTCAGCGTGGCACCGCACTCCTCCACAAAGGAAATGTCATGGCATTAAATTTAGTACGCAATAGTAGAGTATTCTTTACTACAAACGTTGATAGCTCAACCGGTGTAATTAAAACCACCGGCTTTACCACAAGTAATACTCAAGAAATTCAAGTTCTTGATGGGTTTACTTTCTCACAGAAAACAAACCAAGACACTGTTACAATTTCAGAAGCCGGCACCGATCCCACTCGTGGTCAGCGTTCATTCAACACCAGCTTGGCACCTGTAGACTTTTCATTTAGTACATATGTACGCCCTAGTAATGCCTCAACCAAAATTACTGCCGAAGAATCAGTGTTGTGGAATGCTTTACTAAGTGCAAATGATACCACATCTTACAGTATTGGTAACGTAACCTCAGGTAGTGGTGTTACTTACGCTGCCTCAACAGGTGTTGTTACCATTGCCGGTAGCTCTCTTACAAATATTGTAACAGGTACTGTAGCATCGCCAGGTACTGCAGATGCTACAAAAATTAACGTTAACGATATTATCACTCTAACAGGGTTAACCACCGGCACCTCCACTGATGCAAAGTACATCAATGCCCCTTGCAAAGTAACAGAAATTACAGCTAATAGCATTAAAGCTACTCTGTTAAGCCCGCCTCCATCAATGGCTAGCATCAGCACTATCAGCAACAGCTCTACTACTCTTACGGTGTACAAGTCAGCATGGGCTCCGGTTGCCAGTAATTTTGCTGTTGCACATGCTGCTACTTCTAATAAAAATCAACTACAAAAATTTGGTATGATTTTTATTGTTGACAACGTAACCTACGCTGTTGACAACTGCGCAATGAATCAAGTAACTGTAGATTTTGGGTTGGATGCAATTGCTACGCTAGCCTGGACAGGTCAAGCAACTGCATTACGTGATGTTACCTCCACAATTAGCTTAACCGGCGGTGGCGCCTCGGTTAGCTCAACTGCATTAACTGGCCTACTTTCAACGGAAAATATTCCCATTGGTGGAAGCGGCATTACCCTTACCGCAACTGGAGGTACCGGAGCTTTAGCTGCAAATACTACAATTACTGCTATTTCAGGTACGAATAGTTTAACACTATCCACAGCAGCTACCACAAACGGTACACTTACAGGTTTAAAATTAATAAATACTAGTGCTACTGCCACAGCTAGTGGGTCTTATACAGGCACTGGCCCTTGGATTATGACATTAACTGTTACATCTACAAGTGGTATTTCTCCTGGCGATAGCGTTACTGCTAC